AAAAGTTTTGGCAGGCTAAAAAAAAGCTATTCAATATAAAAAAGCGACATTACAAGCTATTATTGAAAAGTACGATTTAACTAACGAACAACTAAAAGAATTGCAGAATGAAACAGTTTAAATGTAGAGCATCGCAAATTGGTAAAATATTAACCAATGATCGTAGCGGTAAAGTAATGGGAGAAACTGCTAAAACATACGCTAAAGAATGGTTAATTTCGCAAATAACAGGTAAAGAAAAAGATATAAAATCAAAGTATCTTGAAAGAGGTAACGCAATGGAGCAAAGCGCAATTAATCGAGTTGCAAAGTATTACAATTGCGAACTCGTAAAAAATGATATTAATTTAGAAAATGATTTTTTTACAGGTACTTTTGACGCTCGAAATACTGAAAGAGTAATTGATACAAAAGTTCCTTTCGATGCGTTTACGTTTCCATTTTTTGCAGAAAACATTGATTCTGATTATTACGGTCAACTTCAAATTTATATGCGCTTAACAGGTTTAAAAAAAGCTAGTTTGGTTTATTGCCTAGAGAATGGAAGTGACGAACAAATAGAGCGTTTATCTTGGAAAATAGCAAAAGAGTTAGAAAAAGATGAACCCGATATTGAAGAATGGGAAGAAGCAGAAAAACAACTTAGCTACGATCATTTATCAGATAATTTAAGGATAAAAGTTTTTGAATTTGAGTATGATGCTGATTTTATAAAAAAAGCAGAAGAAAGGGTTTTACAAGTTAGAGAATATATTGAAAAAGAATTATTAACACAAATTAAATAAAATGAGCAAATTACTTTACGGAAGCATCGACTTCTCAAAATTATTAGAATTAGCAAAATCAGGAAATAAAGCATTTTCAAAGGCAGAAAACGGTAAAATTTATTTAAACTTAAATGTATGGATAAACGATACTAAAGACCAATACGGTAACGATGCAAGTATCCAAACATCTTTTAAAGATGCTTCTAAAGAAGATAAAATTTATTTTGGTAATTTAAAACTAAGCGAACAACAAGCACCAAAACCACTAGAAGAAAACAATTCTGATATTCCGAGTGCAGACGATTTGCCTTTCTAATTAACCAAAAAAACAACCGCTCGATAATATCGGGCGGTTTAAATAAAAAATTATGAGAATAAAAATCGAAAACTTTATTATTTCAATTACTAAAATATTGGCGTTATGATACGAATATCAGAAATCAGAAAGCAATGCGGAGTAGATCGCAGAGATATTTACGATACAATCAGAAGATTAGGAATCGAAATAGTAAAAATAAATAACAAAATTCATATAACCGAAATTGAAAGAGATAGAGTTTTTACTAATCTTTTTTTTAATGGTAAAATTGAATTTATAACATTTGAAAGCAAAATGAATTATGATTGAATTTGAATTAAACACGCATACTTTTTTACTAGGTATAGAGTATAGCGACTGCATAGCAGAGGACATTGAAAGCGGCGAGGAATTTTTAAGCAAAACTTTTTCGATTGGATTTTTATTTTTTACAATACATTTTAATTTAAAACCAAATAGAAATGAGTAAAGAAGCACACGAAATAACACACATAAGCGTTAATGCACAAGTATTAAATTTTAGACTAAACAACGGATTAGCAAAAGGTTTATTTAGCCAAGCATTAAAGCAATTAGTTAAAAATTTATGCGCTCAGTTAATTAAAATTGAAAGCAAATATTTTGATAAGTTTTTAAACGAAAGCGAAGATAGTACTTTTGTAGTTTATGAGGTTTACGATAATTTTATGAAAACAGTTGCAAATGTACCTATTTGGGAAATGCAAAATATTACTCAAATTATTGAAGCGTACCAAAAAGACCCGAAAAGCATTGAAGGAATCACTAAAAAAATATTAAGATGATTGAACAAAAACACTACGACAATAGCAAAGGTTCACTTTATCAATTTTGCGAAGATAAACAGCTTAATAGCTACGAATTTGACATAATAAAACGTGTTATGCGTTGTAGAAAAAAAGGAAACTTTATTGAAGACCTTGAAAAAACAAAATTTTTAATCGATTTATACTTAAAAGAATATGAAAATAAAAATTAAGAAGTTAGTAGAAAATGCAACCGTACCAACATACGCAAAAAACGGTGACGCTGGAATGGATTTAACAGTTGTTAGTTCAGAAATGATAGACAATGAACATATTAAGTATAATTTTGGTATTGCTATAGAAATCCCTTTCGGTTATGTAGGTTTAATATTTCCACGATCAAGTTGTTATAAGCAAAGACAAATTTTATCTAATTGCGTTGGGGTTATTGATAGCGGTTATCGTGGCGAATTGTCAGCAGTTATGATTGGAACTTCACCACAAAAATACAAAACAGGCAATAGGGCAGCACAAATATTAATTTTACCATACCCACAAATTGAGTTCGAATTAACTAACGAGTTATCAGATAGCGAAAGAGGTTTAGGCGGTTACGGTTCAAGTGGGAACTGATATGAAGCCACACCCAAACATAATACGCCAAAAAATGATTAAGTACCCTAATTTTTATTTATGGGATAAGTCAATATGGAGTAAAGAAGATTTAGTAAAATTTAAAAAACTAAACATTCCTACTAATCGTTTTAAAACACAAGTTTTAAGGCTATGTGATGACTTTATTTATGAAAGTATAAAGAAATGTATTCTTACTGAAAAACTATGCAAAAAAACGATGTATAAGAAGCTAAAAGAAGAAATAGAATTTAAAAGGTTATAATATTAAAAGCAATTAGTTTATTACAAGCTAATTGCTTTTTTTTGTATCAACAAATAAAAAAATATGAAAAAAACTAGAGTAAGACTAAAAGAACACGAAGCAATAGCATTAGGATTAACAGGAAACAAACCAGACGTTCAAGGAAGTATAAAGTATCGTTTAGACCCTGAACAACTATTTAACTTAAACAAACTTCGCTATATTGACAAAACCGATTTTAAAGAGGTTAAACGAACAACCGACAAAAACGGACAAGTTATATCTAAAGTTGAAAAACTAACCGCAAAAGAGTTAATAAGCATACCAGAGAACCATCAAATTAAAAGAGTTAGTACTAATGTTTCAACTCAACAGCAATGGATAATAACCGAGCCGATTAAAGAGGAAAAAATAGAGCAAGAAATTGATTTCACTAATATTTTTAAAGAATTAATTACCCCTATAACGGTAAAAAAAAGCAATTCAGAAAATTTAAACGGTTGCATTTTTGATAGATTAGTTATTACTGATATTCACGTTGGCATGGATGTAAACCCAAATGGTCATTCTTTGTACGATGGTTTATGGAATGAGGAAACAATTTTCGAAAGACTTGAAATTCTAGTAAATGAAACGCTAAAAAATCAAAAATCTAATACTTTATTGATAAACGATTTAGGCGATTTAATGGACGGTTATGACGGTTTTACAACACGTGGCGGTCATAAATTGCCACAAAATATGGATAATCAAAAAGCGTTCGATGTTGCCTTGAAATTTAAAATATTAATGATTGATAAATTGATATTGCAATATGATAAAATAGAGGTCATAAACGTATGCAATGACAATCACGGAGGGTCTTTTACTTACATTGTTAATTCGGCTTTTAAATCATACATTAACCTTAAATATGGCGATAATGTACGAGTTACCAATCAAAGAAAGTTTATAGACCATTATATTTTTGATGACAGATGCTTTATAATTTCGCACGGAAAAGATGATAAAAATTTGAAGTTTGGGTTTAAACCTAAATTAGATCCTATTCAAATCGAAAAAATAAAAAACTATATTGATGAATACAAACTACATCAATATAAAATAGAATTTAGTAAAGGTGATAGCCACCAATTACTATTTGATTGGACTTCATCAAGTGCTTTTGAATATCAAAATTTTGGTGCTTTTAGCCCGCCTAGCGATTGGGTAAAGGTCAACTTTAAAAACACATCAAGTAGTTTTGTAAACTTTAATTACTACGAAAAACAAAAAACAATAATTCCTTATATCTTTTAACTATGAAACTAACACTAGAATCTTACAGTAAAAAATATAGCATTGAAACTGATAATGATGATTTAAACATAGAGGAATACACGGAAATAATTGTAAACCTACTAATTAGCGCAGGTTTTGCAAGAGAAACTATTATTGAATGTTTTAATGAAATGGAGTAAATAACCAACAACCCTACAAAATAACCGTGTTAATTAAGTCAAATTAGCGATAGGGAACGGATTATTTTTAAAAACAATTAGTGAAAAATAGTAGCTGATTGTTTTTTTTTGTATATTTGCTTTAGTAAAATTCGTTGCAGGCTTTTTACAATGAAAGAAATTTTTTTATTATCCTATCGGGGAGAAGCTGCAACCTTCAAACCGATGGGATTTTTTTATTTAATTTAATTTAATTTTTATGGAACACGTTTTAACAAGTGAACAATTTGTTCGATTAACTATCTCTATTTCTGAAAAAGAAGATGGTACTTTAATTAAAATTTCAAACTTCGAAAACTCAGAAGAAATTTTATTATCTAAAAAAGAATTACACTCTTTTATCGGTACTCTTTTGCACGCTCAAGCAAAAATGAAAGGAGGTCAAAATGGCTAAACTTGGTTATACTTGGTATCCTAAAGATTGGGGTAATTCAGAAAGCGTTTTTGAATTAACTCTAATTGAACGTGGTTTATATCGTGAATTAATTGATATGGCTATGTTAAACGACAATAAAACTACATATAATTCTAAATTATGGGCTAGAAAATTTGGTAGTTCAGAAAGTGAAATTGAATCTATTTTAATAACACTTGTTGACTTAAAATTGATTGAATTAAACAATGAATTTTTATTTATTCCTAGTTGTGAAAGTAGATTAAATTTAGTTCGTGGAGGAAGTAAAGGAGGTAAGAAAAGTAAGCCTATTGTTAAGCCTATTGTTAAGCCTAACATAAAGCCTTTTGAAAGCCTTTCAGAAAAAAACTTAAAGCCTACATCTAACCAAAGAGAAAAAGAAAGTAAAATAGAAATAGAAAGTAAAACAAAAGAAAATATTATCGATAATTCTTTGTTTGTTTTTCAATGTAAAGAATCTACACAATGGATTGAAGTTACAGCAATGCAAAATAAAGTTAGTCCAAAAATTGTAAATTTATATTTAGAAAATTTTGAAAATCATTTAATACAAATGGAGGAGCAAAAAGAAACTCTAAAAGAATACAAAGAACATTTTACCCATTGGTTAAAAAAACAAGACCTTTCTAATTTTAGAGTTCAATCTTATGGTAAAACAAATCAAGTATAGCTATGATAAATGAACTAAACGGATTTGTAATAGAAAATTACAACCAATACGGATTTAAAGATAGAGCAAAACAGGACGTTTGCCCGCATTGCTCTGAAGAACGAAAAAAGAAAACGGATAAATGCGTTTCTATTGATTGGGAAAAAGGTTTTTATAATTGTTGGCATTGCGGTACATCAGGACAATTACACACTTACAAAAAAAAGGAAAGTGACAAAGTTTATGTAAAACCTATTTTAAAGGCAAAAACAAGCGAATACAGCGAACGTTTTATTAATTACGTAACTAACACTAGAAACATAGATTTAAACGTTTTAAAAGCGTTAAAAGTTAGAGAGTCAAAAGAATGGATGCCACAAACCCAAAAAGAGGAAAATTGCATTTGTTTTGATTATTATTTAAACAGCGAATTAATTAACGTAAAGTACCGAGATGGTAAAAAGAATTTTAAACTTTACAAAGATGCTGAAAAGATTTTTTACAATTTAGATGCAATTCAACACGAAAAAGAGTGCGTAATTGTTGAGGGCGAATTTGATGTTTTGAGTTTTGCTACTGTTGGAGTTTTTAACGTTGTTTCAGTTCCTAACGGTTTTAACCTAAAAGGTAATTTAAACCTTGATTATATCGATAACTATTTGGAATACTTCGAAAATAAAGAAAGTATAATTATAGCAGTTGATAACGATGAAGCAGGACAAAAAGGGCAAAGCGAACTTATACGTAGGTTTGGCGCTGAAAAATGTAAAACGGTTAATTTTGGAGACTGCAAAGACGCAAATGATTATTTAATTAAATATGGTAAACAAGCGTTAGCAAACGTTGTTAAATTAGCTAAAGAGGTTAAAATTGATGGTATTTTTACGGTATCAGATGTTAGGGATTCAATGATTAATTCTTACCGTAATGGGCAAAACAGAGGTGAAACAACAGGCGTGTCAGAAATAGACAAAGCTTGGACGTGGCGAGAGGGTGAAGTTAATTTGTGGACGGGATACCAAAACGAGGGTAAATCTTTATTTTTAAATCAATTATGTTTAATTCGTGCATTTTCTTTTGGCGTTAAAGTAGCTGTTTTTAGTCCTGAAAATTTCCCATTAGATGATTTTTACAATGATTTAATTGAAACTTACATAGGGAAATCTTGTGATCCTTTTTATAAAAATAATTATATGACTGAACAGGAATACAAAGAGGGATTGGATTTTGTAAACGAACATTTTTTTGTTATTTACCCTGATAAAGATTTTAAACTAGATACTATTTTTGAAAAAACAAACTATCTTATTAAAAAAAGAGGTATTAAAACTTTGATAATTGACCCGTACAATACAATCGAACACATGATGAACAACGGGGAGCGTGAAGATTTATATATTTCACGTTTTATGAGTAAGTTAAAAAGGTTTGCAGTTGAAAAACAAGTGTCAGTTAACCTAGTAGCGCACCAATTAACAGCCCGTAAAAACGATAAAGACAATGGTAGGTATTTTAGACCAGAATTAAACAACATCAAAGGTGGTGGTACTTTTGCAGATAAAGCGGATAATGTTTTGTATGTTTGGAGACCTAACAGGGCTTTAAACTTTAAAGATCCTGATGTTATTTTTGGTAGTCAAAAGATTAAAAAACAAAAGTTAGTAGGTATTCCTCAAAACATAGCAGATATAACTTTTAATATAAAAGACCAAAGATATTATTTTAGTAATGTAAGTCCTTTTACTTATTTTGACAAAGTTAGAAAAGGAACGGATTTAATAGAATAACCTGAAAAAGAAGAACCAAAACAAATAACAGCAACGCCTGAGGAAGCATTTGATATTTTTGTATCAGATGATAATTTAGATATTCCATTTTAAATTATGAAAGATAAACTACAAATGCAATTAGAAGCAATTTGCCACGTTCAATTATGGGAAAAAAAACAGATAGCAAAAGAAAAACAATTAGTAGATAAAATTAATATTTTGTCTATTAGTTCAGTAAAACAAAAATTAAAATGAACTACATACTAAAAATAAAACCTTTGAGCGTTAATCAGGCGTTTAAAGGTAAAAGGTTTAAAACTGATAAATACGATAGTTTTATTTACAAAATGCATTGCATACTACCTGATAAAATAAACATAGTAAATCCTAACAAAATGCGTTTAGCGGTTGAATTTGGTTTTAGTTCGTCTGCTAGTGATATCGATAACTGTTTAAAAACTTTTATTGATTGCCTTGTAAAAAAATACAAAGTAGACGATAGATACATTTACGAGTTACACGTGTTTAAATCAATTGTAAAAAAAGGCGAGGAATTTATTAAATTTAAAATATACTAATTATGACTAAAAACATTAATTGCCGTCATTGCCAAAAAAATTGCAAAAAACTAGATATGCAAGAATGCGAAAACTATAAACCAAAAGCAGACAGACCGTCAAATTTGCCTAAACTAATAAACGAAGCTATTGTAAAAGGCGATATGGAATTAGTAAAGAAATTACATGAAGAACAAGACGCTTTTTTCTATGGTAAATGTTAAAGTTTTATTTAAGAGTTGCGTAATTAAAAAAGAGTTGTATATTTGCTAAAGAAATCAAACAAATAGAAATTATGAAAACATCAGAAATTATTTTTACAATTGTAGTGACCGCTTGTATTATTGCGGTTTTAATATTAACGCCTGAGCAATATCGATAATTATGATTAGAGTTTTAGCAGGTGACGCAATAGACCACAACGGAACAATCTACAACCATTGGAACGAAGGATATAACAATCTTTATTCAATGTTTGTCAAACGTGGCATAACATTCAAAGCAGGAGCTATAATAGAAGAAAAAACAGTAGGACGACCTAGAACATCAAATAGAGAGAGATTGCAGTTGTACGTTCAAAAAAACCACTTAGAAATGGTTAAAACGTTTAAAAAAGGTTTAGATATTGAGGATTACATCGTGAAAAAGGTAAACGAGGGGCAAGAGAAAGATGTTAAGCCTTATACAATTGAAACTATACCGTTTAATTTAATCGAAGTATGGGTAAAAGAATTTAATAAAAATAAGAAATGAGCAGACTGTCAGAACGTAAGCCACTAAACAAACAAGAGTCTTTCTTTGAGGAAAATTACAGGCTAAAACAAGAGGCTAAAGAATTGGCTAGAAAATTTAAAGATATTAAAATAGATAAAAAATTATTGAAGTAAAAAAAAATCGAATCCTGATACTTAGTATTGGGATTTTTTGTATTTTTACGAAAATAAATATATTTTTATGTTACAGTCATTAGCTAGTAAACATCAACTTTGGTTGAAAATGGCAAAGGGTATTTGTAAAGATCCATATCTTGCTGACGACATTGTTAGTGAAATGTATTTAAAACTTCAAAATTATAATAAAGAGTTAAACGATTTTTATATTTATGTTACTTTAAAATCTTGTTATATTGATTGGTTAAGAATTGAAAACCGTTTACCTAAATGCGATTTAATCGATAACATCATACAAGATGAAGATATTGAGGAATCAATTTACAAAGTGCCAGATTGTTTAACTTGGACGGAAAAACAAATACTTACTCTTAGATACGATAAAAGCCTTAGAGAGATTGAAAAGCAGTTTAAAATAAGTCACATGACTATTTCAAGAATTGAAAAGAAAGCAAAAGCAAAGATAAATGGGTAGAAAAAAGAAAATACAAGGTTTAGGAGATGTAGTTGCTACGGTTACAAAGTTTGTAGGAATTGAACCTTGTCAAGCGTGTAAAGAGCGTCAAGCAAAATGGAATACTTTATTTCCTGTTAGATTAAAACCTAGAGAATTAACAGAAACAGAATTGAAACAATGGGCAGACTTTCATAAACAGAATCCAACTTTAAACTTAAAGAACGATCAAAGAAAGTTGTTGTGTAAATTGTATTCTGATATTTTTCAAGTGCCATATTACGAACCTTGTGTAAGCTGTAGTCCAAAACCATACATCGTAATGATTGAAAGGTTAGACGCTATTTATAATACTTATAATTAATTATTTAATTTATATTAATTATGGATAAGAGAAAAAACAACGGCGGTCATTCAACGGCAGGTAAAGCAGGTAGACCTAGTTTAAAAGATGAATTGAAAGGAGTTGACTTAGCTAGTCCGCATATTGAAGAATCCTTTTTAGTTATTGCTGCTATTATGAAAAGCGAAAATGAAAAAGCTAGTGATAGGATTGCAGCAGCTAAATTACTTATTGAATATGGGTGCGGAAAACCTACACAAGAAGTAAAACAAACTAACTTAAATGTGGAGGTTAAAGATTTAGACGATGCAGAAATAAAACGTATTGCAAAAACTTTAGACAATGCTTACTAATGAGGAAAAAGTTTTAAAAGTACTTTGCGAAAAAGATTTACTATTTTTTACTAGGTATATTTACAAAGAAAACAACAGGCGCAATTTTATAGTTGCGCCTCATTTTGTTATGATAGCTAACAAACTAATGGACGTTATCAATGGAAAATGCAAAAGACTTATTATAAATATACCTCCTCGTTACGGTAAAACAGAATTAGCAGTAAAAAATTTTATTGCTTATGGTTTAGCTATAAATCCTAGTTCTAAATTTATTCACCTTTCTTATTCAGACGATTTAGCACTTGACAATTCAAGCCAAGCAAAAGAATATGTTGAAAGCGAATCATTCCAAAAGTTTTGGCAAATGAGTCTAAAGAAAGACGCACAAGGTAAAAAGAAATGGTTTAATGAAAGTGGTGGCGGTGTTTATGCTACGGCATCAGGTGGAGCAATTACAGGATTTGGAGCAGGTGTAGCAGATGCAAAATTTTTTAGTGGGGCTATTATTATTGATGACCCATTAAAGCCAGATGACGCTAATAGCGAGGTTAAAAGAAAGGCAGTCAATGAAAGGTATAATGGAACAATAAGAAGCCGTGTAAACGATAGAGAAACGCCAATTATTGTAATTATGCAAAGATTACACGAAGAAGATTTAAGCGGTTTTCTTTTAAATGGTGGTAGTGGTGAGGAATGGGAACATTTATGCTTACCTGCATTAGATAAATATAATACGCCTTTATACCCAGAAAAACACACGTTTGAGGAATTAGAACAAATAAGGCAGGCTAATAGATATAATTTTGCAGGTCAGTATATGCAAACTCCTGCGCCTGATGAGGGTGGAGAATGGAAAAAAGAAAACTTTGAGATAATAGATAAAAATAGTTTACCTAAAAATCTAAAATGGGAATTATTTATTGATGGTGCTTATACAAAGAACACGCAAAACGATCCGACAGGTTTGCAAGTTGGAGCAAAGTACAATGATGATTATATTATTTACCAATCAATAGACAAGTATTTAGAAATACCTGAACTAATAAAATATATTCCTAGTTTTATTGATTCTTTAGGAATAAACATTGCTTTGACTTTAGTAGAGCCTAAAGCATCAGGTAAATCAATAGCACAATTATTAAGAAACGGAACAAAGTTAAATGTTGCAGAAATAAAAACAGACTTTGTTAATACATCAAAGATTGAAAACGTGCGCACTTGCTCACCATTTGTTGAGGGTGGTCGTGTTAAATTAGTTAAAGGAACTTGGAACGAAGCCTTTTTAAATCAAGTAGGTACGTTCCCAAACGCAAAGCACGATGAACACGTAGATTTAACCTGCTACGGCATAGAAAGGAATTTATTAAACAGAGTTAAGTTCGACATTCGTTAAGTTACATAATTATAATAAAATCGTTTTAAAAGTATGAAAGTACAGTTACCAGAAAATATAAGTGAAATAACTTTAGGACAATTTCAAAGGTATCAAGAATTGATAACTAGAGATATTGATTTAATGAATTTTACTAAACGTAAAATATCAATTTTCACAAAGATACCTTTTAAAGATTTGGCTAATGTAAGAGCAACAGATTTCGAAAGATTAAGCAAACAAATAGATATTGCGTTAGATACGCCTGCATCATTTCAAAATAGATTTAAACTTAATAATATTGAGTTTGGTTTTATAACTGACTTCGATGAAATTACAGCAGGCGAGTTTGCAGATATTGAAAAATACCAAGATGGTATAGAGAACTTAAATAAAGTAATGGCTGTTTTATTTAGACCTGTTATAAAAAAAGAGGGTATCAGATACGAGATTGAAAGTTATGCAGGTACTAAAAAATATGCTGAAATATTAAAAGAAATGCCTTTAAGCATTGTTAATGGCGCATTAGTTTTTTTTTTGAATTTAGCGAACGAATTAGAGGATTATACCCAGAAATATTTGATAGAGGCGTAAGTGAAGGCAAAGAAGTTGAAAGTTATTTTAAAGATTGGGGTTGGTACCCTACGTTTAAAAAGCTAGCCAATAACGATATATTTTTAATTGACAAGGTTACAGAATTACCATTACATAAGTGCTTACTGTTTTTAAGTTGTGAAATAGTAGAAAACAAAGCAATAATAAGCGCGCAAAAGAACACGAACGGCACACAAATAATTGAACTATGAACGGATATAGCGAACTATTAAGATACATTAAATCATTAGGCGAAAGAGATATTTTTATAAATACTGTTACGCAAGGTGATTTTGAAGATGTGGATATTGAAAAGAAAAATATATTTCCATTACTTCACGTTCAAGTAGGTAACGCTACATTTCCTAGTGATAGCGTAATACGTTTTGATTGTCAAATAGGTGCATTTGATATTCGAGATATAAACAAAGATATAAATACGGATAAATTTTTTGACAATGATAATGAAGTAGACAATCTAAATGAAACGTTATCAGTTATAAATCGTATTTGGTTACTAATGTTAAAAGATTTTGAAGATAATAATATAACAGCAAGCGAAAATCCAACATTACAACAATTTACAGAAAGCAGAAAAAATTTATTAGATGGTTGGATAATGACTTTTCAAGTAGAAGTGCCTAATACCGTAATATCATTATGCAGTTAGTACAAGATGTTCTTGATATATTTGGCGAACAGGTAGTTAATAACGCTAAAAGGAATCTAGCAGATAAGAACGATACAAAAGCATTAGCCAATAGTTTATCATACGAGGTTAAAGTATCAAAGAATAGTTTTCAATTTACCTTAAACGCTTTAAATTATGCGTCATTCGTAGATCAAGGTGTACAAGGTAAAAGTAGCAGTTTGCGTGCTCCTAATAGTCCTTTTAAGTTTGGAAGTGGTACAGGTAAAAAAGGTGGTTTAACTGAGGGAGTTAATGGTTGGGTTGGTCGTAAACGAATACAATTTAAAGATAGAAAAACAGGACGCTTTTTATCTTATAAGGCAACAGCTTTTTTAATAGCACGTTCGATATATCAGAAAGGACAAAAGCCTAGTAATTTTTTAACTGATGCTTTTAATAAAGAATTTAGAGTATTGCCAAAACAATTAATAGAAGCGTACGGATTAGATGCAGTAAGATTGTTACAAACAAGTTTAAGAAATAATACACTATGATAAAAACACTTTCGCCTTACTATATTGAAATACCTTTGACAAGTCCTTTTAGTGGTTTTGTTTGTGGTTCTTATACCGTTCAAGTTTTTATTTGGAGAGGTGCTAGAACAGCAGTACCAAGCCAATCAACTTACCAAATAACCAAATATAATGCAGTTGGTTTAGATGGGATTGAAAAAGTAAATATAGCCAGAATAGTTAATGATTTTATAGAATTTAATATTACGCCACAAATCAACACAGGTTTATTTGATTCTAATAATCAAGCGTGGGTTAGGTTTCATGTTATTTACGATGTTGATCCAAACGTTATACAGTTACAACAAACTAAGCTAGCTATTAAAGGGTATGGATATTTTGAGGAAGGACAAAACCCAGACGTACCAAGTAATAAAATACTTTTGACTCAAGATGAATACAAAGTAAATCGAGATGGTATTTTTGTTTTACCTATTCAAATTGAAGAAACTATTTTACCTGATTACAACGAAAACGATTATACAACAGACTACTTTATAATTTAAAGATATGGCAACAGAGGCAGGATTAAGAGCTTTTATTGATTTAAAATTAGCTAGTGAAAGCGATATTTTAGCAAGTGAACATAGGGAAGTTGAAAACGCTATTATTGATTATTTAATACAAGAGAATGAAGCGTTGCAAACTCAAATAGATGACTTAATTGAAAACCCCCCAACATCAAATGCGTTTATAAGAAAAGGTATTAGGGTAATTGGAAACGTATCAACAGACCAATTAGTTACAGTAAATTTTGATGACATAGGTACTACTAATTATATGGTTGTTGGTTCTTTGGTTGGTAATAGTGGAACATTTGAAAATGATAATGATGTTATTTTTACAATAGTAAATAAAACTGCTACTTCTTTTGGTTTAGCATTAAGAGAAATAACGCCAAACACGCAATCACTTTCTTTTGATTACGCAATAATTTTATTTTAATTATGATTACAGTAAAAAGTTACCCACTAAACGAAATTGATTATACAATTAACACGTCTACATCTATATTTTCGGGTGAGTTAGTTAAATATTTATGGGTAAATGTAGCCGAAGCAGTCACAGATGAGTATATCGAAATCGTTTATAATGGAGTAACCAAGACTTTGCTAATCACAGACGAGTGCAGATACACGCCTTTAGATATTGCTTTCTTAAATAAAGAGGGTGCATTGCAAGTTATGACAATGTTTAAGGCTAGAAAAGATAGTACTACTGTAACATCAGAAGTTTTTGAAGGTGGTAATCCAATAGGCACGCATCAATTTAACACGTATAACGTACAATCAAGAAGCAAATTTACCATTAATAGTGGTTTTGTTGATGAAGATAAAAACGATGCGTTTAAACAGTTACTTTTAAGTGAGCGTATTTGGTCAATTGAGAATGGAATTAAAACGCCTTTGAGTATTTCTAGTAAAAGTTTAGAGTATAAAACAAGGCAAAACGAGAGATTAATTAATTATTCTATTGAATTTGAAAACGCATTTAATGATATTAACAACGTATGATAACTGAAATATTTATAGGTACTCAAAAGATAGATTTATTTAAAGATGAAACTATTGATTTGAATAGTTCAGTTGCCAATACTGATGACATAACAAAAGTAAATACTGACTATACTAAAAGTTTTACCGTTCCAGCAAGTGAAAGAAATAATTTTATTTTCAAGCATTACTATAACGCTGATATTGATAACACATTCGATGCACGTGTAAAAGTTCAAGGCGAAATTAAAATAGATGGTTTCCCTTTCAAAAGTGGTAAGTTCAGATTAGAAAAAGTAGCTGTAAAAAATGGGTTAGCACAAAGTTATACGATAAACTTTTGGGGTAACTTAATAAACATCAAAGAACTTTTAGGAGAAAAAAAACTTTCTGATTTAGACTTTTCTTTTTATGATCATAATGAATTTGCTTTTGAATTAGGTTTGCAAAGTACTATAGAAAACAATTCTATTATTTACACTTTAGACAACTCACAAAGACAATATATTTATAATTCAAATCCATTAGATAATACTAATACTGAAAAGTTAGTTAACATTGCTAATAATAACGCTACGAATAAAGGTATTATTTATAAAGAATTAAAGCCTAGTATTAGACTAACTGAAGTTTTAAAAGTTATAAATGATACATTTAATTTAAGGTTTAGCGATGACTTTTTTAGTCGTGAGGAATTGATTGAAATATTTTTATGGCTAAATAATACAACAGGAACAGCACAATACAAGGATTTTAATTTAATAGATTTTACTGAAACCGATTCAGATAAATTTAATATTGATGCTGGTATTTTAAACTTTCAAACATTTGTTAATTCTGATATTGATAAACAAAGATTGGTTTATTTTTATCAAGTAGAATTGATAACTGACTTTGATGTTAATTATAATTATTTCTTAGTTGTTAGAGATAATGACGTAATAATATCAAAGACATCATTAACAAATAATTCAGTCGGAACAGTAACTGTAGAAAGTACTGACTTTGTAAATCACAATTATACTTTTGGTATCGAGGTTATACCTACTAATGGCTTTGCAGGATTTCCTGCATTTAATTTTTATTTATCTTTTCAATACCAAAACTTTGACGGTTCGGCATGGGTAAATGATACTTTAGAATTTGCAAATGCTTTAAATGATGCTCTTACTTTTGATATAGATGTTTCTAAAAATATGCCTGACATTAAAGTTATAGACTTTCTAAGCGGTATTTTTAAAATGTTTAAATTGGTAGCTATTGGAAACGATGACGGTAGTATTTACGTTAACACTTTAGATTCTTATTATAAAGAGGGTAAACTAAGAGATTTTACAAAATACTTTGATGTTAAAAATTATGATGTTGAAAGAGGTGTAATAGCCAAAGAGATAAATTTTAATTTTGAAGAATCTAGTACTATTCTTAATTTACAATATAAAAAAAATAATAACATTGCTTATGGTGATAGCGTTTTAAGATTAGTTGACGAAAATAACACTCCATTAGATGGTGATAAAATAGATGTTAAGTTACCTTTTGAAACAATATTATACGAAAGATTACCAGACTTAAATACTAACGCTAAAACAAATATTCAATATGGTTTAAGCGTAAATGAAACATTAGATTCCGTAGTTACAAAACCCGTTTTGTTTTATAGAAACATAGTTAATATTTCAGATACTCCTATTAAGTTTTTTAATAGTTCTATTGTTTTAAATGGAAACTTAAACGTAGCAAGTAGCACACTAGGACTTAACACGGCTACAAACTCTTTATTATGGAATAACGAATTTAGCACTTGGAACGGTGCTTTAATAAATAACACTTTGTACTCAAACTATTGGCAGAATTATATAGAGTCAATTTTTAATATTAAGAAAAGAATTTTTAAGTACAAAGCTAAGTTACCTATTTACTTACTAACGCAATTAAAGCTAAATGACATTATAAAAATAAAGGATTCCTATTTTAAAATTAATGATTATAATGTAAACCTATTAACGGGTGAATCATCTTTTAATTTGATAAATAATTTCGATACTAATTTTAATTTATTTGCACCGAGTAAAAAAGAATTTTACCAAGATTACACATCGCAAACTTTTAAAATTTACGTTTCAAATAGTAGCGTTATGAATATCACTTTGCAAGATTTAGGATTCGGAACTGATTTTATAACTGCTGTTAAAAATGGTAATTACATTGATGTTACGTTAACTCAAAATTCACTAACACAAAATAGAGATGTGTTTATAAATGTAAATAATGGATCAGGAAAAACTTTTCAAATATACATTAACCAAGATAACGAAATATGATAGCGCAAATAATTAAACTATGCCAAATGTTACCTTATTACGGTGGTGGCGAACACATCGAAATAGCTAAAGGGAAACACGCAATAGTTAAGGATTTAATAAAATTTAAGGAGCAAGTAAAAAGAACATACAAAGCAAAAAGATGATTACAGAAACAATAAGAATAAACGTTGATACTTCTAGTGCTACCAATAACGTTGATAATTTAAACGATAGCATTAGAGATGTTGGTAGTAATACAACTAATATTGAACGTTCAGGCAATAGCGCATTTAAAAACATAGGTAATTCGGTTAGAGAATTATTCCCTGCTTTTGATGGTGCTATTTCTGGAATGAAAGGAATGCTAGTGCAAATGTGGGCAATTGTAGCAAATCCATTAGGAGCAATTTTAGCTGCTATTGTATTAACTATGACCGCTCTGTTTATGGTATTTAAAAACTTTCAACCAATAGTTGACAAAGTAGAACAAGCAATGGCTGCCTTAAGTGCTGTTTTTAACGTTGTTTCTAATACCGTAGTTGCATTATTTACAGGTACTAAATCATTAGGAGAGGCTTTTAATGGTTTGGGTGGCGATATGAAAAAGGCAGCAGTAGAAGCAGCAGCATTAGCGAAAGCACAACAAGATTTAGAAGATGTTTTAGCAAGTCAAGAAGTTCAAACTGCTAGAAATAGAGCCGAAATAAATAAACTAAATGTACAAGCAAAAAATAGAACATTAAGCGAACAAGAAAGGCTAAAACTTTTAGAACGTGCTGCAAAATTAGAAGATGCGGACTATCAACAAAGATTGAAAAATGCTAACCAAGAGGTTATTAATGCAAGGCGAGCAATTGAAATTAAAGCAGGTTTTAATGAAAGAGAAAAGAAGTTTTTAAAAGAGCAAGGACAAGCAGCGAAAGAATTAGCAGAATCAAAAGGAGGTAATTACGATGATGAATTTAAAAAACTATCTGAAGCGCAAAGAGCAAGAATAAGCCTTGAAGATGAAGCGACATCTAATCTTGAAAAAAACCAAAACAAAAGGGATAAATTAGAAGATGACGCAAAAGAAAAAAGAGAAAGAGCAATAGCGGACCAACAAGCAGCAGCAGAAAAAAGAAGAACAGCACAAGAAGCAGCCGACAAAATAGAAGATGAAAAGCGAAAAGCAAGAGAAGCATACCAAGCTAGTGTTAACGCAGGTATTGCAAAATTAACTATTGATAGTATTAATGCAAAAGTAGAAGAACAACTTTTAGAGGAACAAAACCAACAAAAAAGACTTCAAAATATTGCAGACGAAGTTGATGCGATTGAACAAGCAAACGCAAAGAAAGTTGAAAGCGATAAAAAAGCAGCAGATGAACAAATTGCGCTAGAACAATCCGTTAAAAACGCAAAGGTAAACATAGCAAGTCAAACGCTAGGATTGATTAGTGAGATTGCAGGTAGAGGATCTAAAATAGGTAAGGCAACAGCAGCATTGCAAGCGACCATTTCAGGTATAGAGGGCGTTCAAAATGCGTTTACAACTGCTAGTAAATCACCAATTACAACTTTATTTCCTGCTTACCCATTTATTCAAGCGGGTTTAGCGGGTGCATTTTCAGCAGTTCAAGTAAAAAACATTTTAAAAGCAACACCGAGCAACTCTAACGGAAGTACTGCAAGCGGTGGAGGTAGTCAAGGAGGTGGCGCACCGTCAGCACCGTCATTCAATTTAGTGCAAGGAACAGGAGCGAATCAAATAGCATCTAGTTTAGCGACACAAAACAAACCTATACAAGCCTATGTTGTAAGTTCAAATGTAACAACTGCACAGAGTTTGGATAGGAATATTATAGAAAATAGTAAGATATAAAAAAACCCGAGCAAATTATACTCGGGTTAAAAACATAAAAAACCAAAAAAAATAATAATTATGAAATCTAAACTAAAGTGCCGACCATCTGAAAAGATTAATCCAAAGATAAACAAAATTGTTACATAAAAAAATAAATTTCGTTTTAAAATTATGAAAACATTTTCTGCAATTTACAACCCAGAAGAAAACAAAGGCGTTTTCGGAATTTCTTTAGTAGAATCACCTGCAATGGAGGGCGATTTTATAGCGTTAAATCAAAACGAAATACAATTAAAAGAAATCAGTACCGAGCAAAGAATTTTAGTAGGTTTAGTTTTAGAACCTAACAAGCCTATTTATAGAAATCAAAACGGAGAAGAATTTAACATCATTTTCGATGAGAATACTATTAAAGAATTATCACACGGTTTTTTCAAAAACAACTACCAAAAAAATAGCACTATTGAACACGAAGCAACCCAAAGAATACAGGGTGTTACGTTCGTTGAATCTTGGATTGTAGAAGATCCGAAAAACGATAAATCTAATGCTTTAGGTTTAAGTTACCCAAAAGGTAGTTGGATTGCTACGATGAAAGTTGATTCTGAGGAAGTTTGGAACAACTACGTAAAAACAGGCAAGGTTAAAGGTTTTTCGATAGATGCAATGCTATCACTTAAAGAAGTAAATTTAAAATCACAAATAGAAATGAATGTTAATTTAATAGAGATGTTAAAGGAGCTACCTGAAAAGATTGCGTTAGCTATGAAGCCAGCGCAGGAAATTAAACTAGGTAGTATTAAAAGTGCTGACGGTTCAGTTGTAATCGAGTACGATGGTGAAAGTCTTATGGCAGGTGCAAGCGTTTTTGTAGTAGCAGAAGATGGAACAAAAGTAGGTTTGCCTGTTGGTGAATATCAACTAGAGGATAACACTATTTTGGTTATTTCGGAGGAGGGTAAGGTAGGTGAAGTTAAACCTGCTGAAATGCCAGAAGAAGAAAACGCAGGCGCAGCAATGAGTGAGCCAAATGTGCCGAGCGCAATTGATGAAGCGACAGCAATCGAGAATATGATTAAATCAATTATGATTAAATATTCAGAGGAAGTTGATGCAAAATTCAAAACACTTTCAGAGGAAAATGTTGAGTTAAAAAAACAATTAGTAGAGTTAGCAAATCAACCTGCAACCAAACCAATTAAAAGCACACCAACACAATCACAAGCAACAGGGAAATTTTCAGATTTACTAAACAAATTAAATAAATAAAAAGAATGGCAACAAGTTTAAATATTACTACAAACTTTGTAGGTAACGTAGCGGGGGAATATATCGCTGCAATGATTAAAGAAGCTAACGCAATTAGCGAAAATTTAGTAACGGTAATGCCTAACATCGTTAGCACTACTTATTTGCGTAAAATCAATACCGTTGAGGGGTTTGTTGATTACGTATGTGGATTTACTCCAACAGGTTCAATCGTTCTTTCAGAGTACGCAATTACACCTAAAAAAATTAAGTGGGATTCTGAATTGTGTAAAGAAGATTTTAGACAATTGTGGACGGCACAAGAAATGGGATTCTCTGCACACAATGACTCACTACCTGCAACAGAGCAAGCAGCTATCTTACTTGATATGGGTAAAAAAGTAGCTAGAAAAGTTGATTTAGATATTTGGAACGGTGACGGATTGGATGGTAACTTGTTAGGTTTAATTCCTCAATTAGTTGCAGATGCTACTGTTATCGATGTAGCTACACCCGTAGCAATTACAAGCGCAAACGTAGAAGCAGAATTAGCTAAATTTATTGATGCAGTACCTGATGAAGTTATCGGAGCATCTGATTTAGTTTTAGGAGTTTCTACAAACGTACTAAGAGCATTGAAAAAGATTCAAGGTTCATTTGCACGTGCTAACGGTACATTTGCTAACCCTAGCGAGTTTGATTTTAACGGTTATACTTTAACTGAAATTAAAGGTTTTGCACCTAACACAATGTTAGCTTACACAAAATCAAACGTTACATTTATGACGGGATTGTTAGCAGATCACAACGAAATCCGTGTTAAAGATATGGACGAAACTGATTTATCAGGAACTATCAGAATGAAAGTAGTTCTTACAGGTGCTATCGGATATGCTTACGGTGCTGAAATCGTACTTTACAAAACAGCCTAATACTAACTTAACCGCTCTTTAATTAGGGCGGTTTTTAATACATTTTATACCAATGGCATGTGATATAACAGCAGGGAGAGACAAACAGTGTAAAACTGCGATTGGAGGGAATACTTCGGTATATTTCTTTAACGACATAGAAAACCCGTTTACAGTTACAAACGGTACAGCAACGGCAATAAATCCATTATTAACCGAAGTTTTTAAATACGAACTTACGGGCGATGGAAATATTTTTGCACAATCTATGCAGTCAGATAGAAATGCGGGTACTTCAATGAACACGCAAACGCTTACACTTGTTTTACCAAAAATTAGAAAAGAAGATAACGCACAATTCAATTTGTTAGCGTATGGTTTCCCTAAAGCAGTAGTAGCTGACCGTTCAGGTAACTATCACGTAGTAGGAATTACAGAGGGAATAGATTTTTTAGTTGCGCCTACAACAGGTGGAACAAAAGCAGATTTTAACGGGTACAATTTAACAGGTACTGCAATGGAATCAGAGTTAGCACCTATTTTAGATAGTGCAACCGTAACAGCGTTTTTAGCATTGGTAGCGGATAACGTTTAGATTAAACAACACAACTACTTTAAACCCTGATATTAATTATCAGGGTTTTTTGTTACAATACTATTTTTTAAACGTTTTAAATATATGAAAGTATTAAATCCTTTTAACGTAGAACACGAACTTGTAATTATCCCAAGATATTATACAAATTCGAATGTTAATATAGTTTTAAAAGATGAACTTACGGGCGATGTATTTAATTACTCGGTTACGCCTATCACAATTGACGGCTATATGTACTTAAATTTTGAAGAAAGTTTTGCTAATAATACTAACTACCAATTAACAGTTTATAGCGGTTTAGAAGTCATTTATAGAGGTAAAGTATTTGTAACCGACCAATCAAACGACACGCAAAATTATAAAATAACAAAAGATACATTTCAATTCTAATGAGCGAAATAAAACTAATACAATTAAATAACTACGTTAAGCCAAAATTAGAAGAAAATAAGTCTAAAAATTGGGTTTTGAATGGTCGTAACAATGAATTTTATCAGTATATTATTGATAGGTTTAATGGTTCAGTTACAAATCACGCAGTTATTACAGCATATTCAAATTTGATTTATGGTCAAGGTTTATTCGCAAAAGATAGTAACTTAAAAATTACTGATTGGGTGCGCTTTAAATCGATGTTACCACAAAAAGAATTGCGTAAAATAATTTCAGATTATGAGTTATTTGGTGAAGCGTCTTTACAAATCATAAAATCAAAAGACCGTAAAAGCGTAACAGGCATTTATCATTTACCTAAACAATATGTAGTGCCTGCTTTAGAAAATGAAGATGGAGAAATAGAAAGTTATTGGTATAATAAAAATTGGAAAAAGCCAAACGATGCGGTACCCTATCCTGCTTTTGGTACATCTAATGAGGAAATAGAGATTTATTGTATTAAGCCATATTCAGCAGGTAAAAACTACTTTTCAGATCCAGATTATTTAGCATCATTACAATATGCTGAAATGGAAGAAGAAATATCTAATTTCTACAATAATTTTTTAAGAAATGGATTAAGCGCAGGCTATATTATTAACGTGCCTGATGGTCAATCGATGACACCCGAAGAAAAGGACGATTTAGAAAGACAAATTAAAGCTAAATTAACAGGTTCGCCAAACGCAGGTAAATTTGTTTTAAACTTTGCTTCTAAAGATGCTGAAATTACTGTTATTCCATTCCCAACTAACGAAAATATGCATAAGCAATGGGAGTTTTTAAGTAATGAAGCACGCCAACAAATTATGACGGGTCATTTACTTACTTCGCCTATGTTAGTAGGTATTAAAGATAACACAGGATTAGGAAATAACGCAAACGAGTTAGACGAAGCAGAATCACAACTTTTAAAGCGCGTTATTGCTCCAAAACAGATACATATTATAGAAGCATTAGATGAAATACTAGCTTTTAATGATATGGCTTTTGATTTTTATTTCAAAGCACTTTCTGAAGTTGACAAAGCAGTTTTGCCTACGCAATTAAGTGAAGAAAAAAAAAAGAGTGATTTAGATTTATTTATAGATTTAGGCGAAGATGAAAATATTGATGGGTATGAGTTAATTAGTGTAAAAGAAGTTGATTACGATGAAGAAGATGCTTTAACATTATCCACTTCTACGGGAGTTGCAAGACCTAATGCAAAATCTAAATTTGATACTGATTTTTATATTTATAGATATAGATACGCAGGAAATCAAAACCCAGAAAGGGAGTTTTGTAAAAGAATGATTCTAGCAAATAAGATTTACAGGCGTGAAGATATTGAAGCAATGGGAGAAAAAAATGTTAATCCTGGTTTTGGTATGCATCCGACTCCAAACAACCCATATTCAATATGGAAATTCAAAGGGGGTGGTTTATTAAGTGCTAAATTCACAGGAGGAACTTGCAAGCATTATTGGGAAAAATTGACGTACAGAAAAAAAGGGGTAAAGGTCGATGTTAATAATCCTTTAGCAGAAAGGACAGAAAGTAGAGCTTCTGGAATTGCAGGAATAGCACCTCACGATATTTAACATAAAGGTGTTGTTTAATTGCTAACAAATAGCTATATTTACATAAAAGTTTATTTTATGGAAATTTGGAAAAAAGTTATTGGTTTTGAAAATTTATATGAGGTTAGCAATCTTGGGAATATTAGAGGGGTTGAAAGGCAAATAAAACACTATAAAGGTGGATTTCGTGTTCAAAAAGCGGTTTTAAAAAATCAAAGGATAGGTGTTGACGGATATATGAAGATAGGGTTAAGAAAAGATTCTGTTAGATATACTTTTAGGGTTAATAGGTTAGTAGCTAACGCTTTTATTGAAAATACAGATAATAAGCCTTTAGTAAACCATATCAACGGAATAAAAACGGATAATAGAGCAGAAAATTTAGAATGGGTTACAAATTCAGAAAATACTACTCACGCAGTAGCATTAGGTTTAATTAAAACAAGATTAAAAGAATATGAAATAAAAGAAATAAGAGAATCCAATGAATCTACAAGATTTTTAGGCAAAAAATTCAATATTTCTAGTTCAGTTGTATGTAAAATAAAAAATTACAAGGCTTATAAACACATAAAATGAAATGACTACACTATTAATTAGACCATCTGAAATAACCGAATTTACACCTTTGGGCGGTAATATCGATATTGACAAACTTAAACCCGTTATTTTTGACGTTCAAGTTAGCGTTATTGAACCGTTACTAGGTACACCTTTGTATGATAAAATAGTTTTAGACTTTCAAAACGAAGATTTAAGCGGTGATTATTTGCAATTATATGACGAATACCTAAAACCAATTTTAAGACATCAAATATTTGCAGAATACGTTGAAATTGGCAGTTATTCAATTGATAACGGTGGTATATTTAAACACCAACCAACCGACAGTCAAATAGTAGAAAAAAGCGAGGTTCAATATTTAGCACAAACTCAAAGAACAAAAGCGCAAATGTATATCGAAAGAGCGCAAAGATATTTGTGTAATAAAAACATTCCAGAGTTTAGAGAATGGAATATATTAAACAACAAAGTAACTAATTTAACCGTTAGTGGCGGGTGGCATTTTGGAGGAAATAAAGAACGATTAATAAGAAAGGATAGTCTTGAATATTAGCATAACAAACGGACGCAATAAGCAATGTAAAAACGCAATAGGCGGTGTTAAATCCGTTTATTTAGCACCTTACAAAAAAATCACACGTAGTAATATTATTTATGATGGAGTTGAGTTAAATGGCTTCCCACAGACTTTTATTTATCAATTTAAAATTACAGGAGGGGTTAGTTTTACACAAACGCAACAAGATAGCGATGGTGGCAAGTCGTTTACTCAATCCATTACTTTAAACTTTTCAAAGCTATCTGTTTTCGATAACTTAAACTTTACTAAACTACTTAGAAAAGATTATTTTATAGTAGTTGAAGATTACAACGGAAACTATTTTTTAATGGGCTTTAAAAATGGTTTAGAATGCGATAAAGTAGATGTTAGTACAAACCAATCCTATAACATTTCGTTTAATGGTCAAGAAGAAAATTTTGCACCTTTTTGTAACAACATAATAAATGATTCTTTGATTATTGTTGATGGTTACGATTACATTTTTCAAGATGACACAAACTATATTTTTCAAGATGACACAAACTACATATTTCAATAAATGGCACTAATAGATAAAAAACTAACTGAATTAACCGAAAAATTAAGCGTGCCTGATGATGCGTTTATTCATATTGTAGATGTTTCAGATACTTCACAAAGTCCCGAAGGTTCAAGTTACAAAGCACGTAAATCAACCATTAGTGGTACGGTTAAGGCGCAAACAGGAGTTAGCGGAACGGTTAAAACTAATAGTAATTCTAGCGACCCTATTGTATATTTAAAAAGCGAAGTCGATTCGTTGGTTGAAGGCAAACAAGATACGATAGGATTTACACCCGAAAATATAATTAATAAACAAAGCAATTTAGACGAAGATTTAACAGGTTTAAAATATCCAAACGTTACAGCGGTTCGTAATGGTTTAAGTGATAAAGCTAGTTTAGCCGATTTATTTTTAAAAGCTGATAAAAGCAGTACTTATACAAAGGCGGAAGTTGATAATATAATAGCTTCTATAACTCCAAATATTTACATCGATAGATTTATCGCAGACGGAACTACAAACGAATTTACTTTACCAATAGGAGCAATTATATTAAATGTTCACGTAGACAGAGGATTTATAAGAGAGTGGACGCAAGTAGATAACATTTTAACTATTACGCTAGATTTATTAGCAAGTGGCGCAGATGTGGACGTATCAGGATTAACAATTTAATAAATACAAAATGAAGAAAATACTTTTTTTACTATTAATTACAACCGCTTCTTACAGTCAAGCGTTATTTGACAAAGGGGTTAAAATTACAGGTGGGATTACTACTGATAATACAGCTACAAAAGTAGTGGTACAAAGCGCAAATAATGTTTTAAATACAATTTCTAAAACAGAATTACAAGACGCTTTTTATTTTGCAACAGCAAGCGCATTGCCAGTTGTAGGCATTACTGATAAGCTGTATATAACTCGTGACGACAATAAGCTGTATAGATTTAACGGTACTATTTACGTGCCTTTAAACGCAGGTATCACAAGCACCGCAACTACTAACTTTATACCTAAAGTAAACGCAGCGGGTAATTTAGATAACAGTATAATTAGTCAGCCAGTATCTGATAGGATTGATGTTAATGGGAATATATTGATTTCAGACGCTACAAAATTTTTAATGTTTGGAGGTAATACGGTCTTATTTCCTGCTTTAGTTAAAAATGCTGCAAGTAATTCTATTGTAGCTACTACTGCTACAGGATCGGCTTTTGTTGATTTTGGATATTTAAGAGGTAATTCTTCTTTAGGCTTTAGAACTGCAAGCAACGGAGTTTTTTCTTTCATTAATATAACGGGTAATCCTTTGACTTCTGGCACAGTTGATACAGGAATTTCAAGATTAGGAGCAGGAAGATTCGCATTTGGAACAGGGGCAGTAGGAAATACAAGTGGTCAAATTATTGCTGCAAAAGGACTTTTTAATACTTCTACAGATGACGGTGTAAATACGGGTATATTTAACGGCACCGTAACATTCAGCCCTGCTGTTAATGCTAATCAAGGGGTGACTAAGGCGCAATTAGACGCTAGTACGGCTAATACAATGCTGTTAACAACAGACCAAACGGCAACTGGGCGAAAGTCTTACACTTCTAATAACACAACTTTAGGAGGCATTACGGTAAATAACAGCAGAACGATAGGAGGCGGAGAGGCTTACGGATTAGCTATAAATTCATCAGGTGCAAGAGGTTTAAATATTGATGCAAGTGCAGGAGTAGGCGCTAGATTTTACGCAGGCACAACATCTACAGAGGCGCTAGTAGTTACCAAATCAGAGGCTACTACAGGCATATTTTTATCAGATTTAGCGAGTACAGATACAGGCGATTTTATAAAAGTAAATGGGGCAAATACGGGCGGATTATTTACGTTCCTAAACCGTTTCGGAGTAGCCTCAGCAAATGCAGGAACAGCAAACAATAACCTTGCAACAGTAGGACAAATTAAAAGCTCACAAGGTTGGGCGAACTACGCCGATACTCAGTACACAGTATCTAGTCCTTTTAGCGTTGCTAGTAACTCAACAGTTACACTTCCAAACAATGCAGGCACAACGATAAATACTTACATTCCTACGGGAGTAACTTCTTTTTACAATTCGGCTACTAGCAAAATTACTCCCAACACACTAGGAGATTCTTACACAATTAACGTAAGATTCAGCGCAAAATCGTCAATGAATAACGACTTTTTAGAGGTCGGAATTGATATTGGCAATCCTACAACGGTAATAGCTGAAACAAAGCCGTTTTTGAAAGGCGCAAATACAGAGCAAAAGTTTAACTTTGTGTTTCCTGTATTCTCACTCGCTACATTCCTAGCAAATGGCGGATTGGTAAAGGTTACATCAGGAAGCGGTACACTAAGCGTTTACAACATAACATATTTTATAACTAGAACTTACAAATCATTATGAGAATTTATTATGACATTAACGCCCGAAATATAGTTATAGAGGGTTCAGAGCGTTTTTTTGGCAGTGGCTCACTAGAAGCGGTTGCTGATGGGTTAACGGATATTTTTGTACGCTACAAAGAATCAATAGCAAAAGAGATTCAAGTCCCTTTTAGTGAAATACAAAAACAGGACGGCTCGCCAGCAGGAGCAACTCAAAGCGAAGTACTTAACTATTTGAATGACGAATTTATTAAAGGGATTGTTAAAGGTACTGCTAGTTTTAGTTTGTTACAGACCTCTAAAGTGGTTAGCGATTCACGTGTAAAGATTGGCGATTTCATTTCAATTACTCCACAAGGTACTACATTAAATGAGAATGTTTGGACGGAAACTATCACAACCGATGGACAATTTACAGTAAGGAGAAAAGTGCAAGATGTAATAATAGGCTTAACTAGCGGACTATCTTTTGGGTGGTTCAGAATTCAATAAATTATGAAAAAACTATTTTTTAGCGCATTATTTTTATGCGCATTAGGAGCAACGGCTCAAAAAATTACACCCGTTAAAATCGGAATTGACAAAGTAGCTGACAGTATCAGCGTATCGGTTATGACTTTTAAAACTACCGATAAAACTTGTGCGCTTTACTACGAAATATTCAACGATAAAAAAGAGAGTATAGATAGTGGAAACTTGCAACTCACGGAAAAAGAATTTTCATTGTGGGGTGAGACGATGGAGTACATAGAAAACATCGCTTTGAGTAGATTAAAATTAACTCGTAAAACATTAACTTTAAATAAATAGACAATGGAATTATTAAAAAAATGGGGTTTAGCAGTTTTAAGTTTTTTGCTTATTATTTTGGATCAAGGTTTTGACGTGGTCAATCCTTTTCTTTTAGAGTTAGGACTTCCTGATAAATTAATAGGCGTTATTAAAGCTATATTTGGGGCTTACGCTTTATACAGAGCGACTATGCAAGAATCGCCAAATAATAAGTTAATAGGTACTAGACCACCTAAAAAAGACCCTAATGCGTAAATGGATTTTGTACATAGGATTAATTTTAAGTATTGTTACTTATTTATTTTGGGAATTAATAGGTGATTGGATTTTTTTCTTAGGAAATGCGACTACAATATTAATCCTATGTACTTACCTCTACTACAATGACAAAAAAAGTTTTGTAAAATTTTGTTTTTTTCAATTATCTTTGAGTAATCTACTGCAAGAAATTTGCAACACAAATACAAAACTAAATTTTAGTGAAGTTTTATTAATTTTAATAGTGCCTGCAATTTGGTACGTTCGTAATGTTTTAAGGAATGATTGAATACGGTAAAGACATAGCTTATTTATTTGTTAGTTTAGTAGCTTTTATACTAGGTAATAAAACAAAAAAAATAGACAATCTATCTAAATATCAGTCGATGTATGATACATTTGTTACTCAATACGAAAAGCAATACCAATTATTAGATAAAAAAGTAGTAGGATTGCAAAATGATGTAGATAATTTAAATTTAAGGAACGCAATAATTTTAGAGGAATCACAATCTTGGAAACAAAAATTTGAAAGGTTGCAAAAATTATATGACGCTCTAAAATCAGAATTTGAAAAATATAAAATCAACCATAAATGAGCAACCTACCAACTAAATACAAAACATTACTAGATAGTTACGGAATTAACACGCCTTTAAGACTATCACATTTCTTCGCTCAAATTGAACATGAAAGTAATTTAAAACCAATTAGCGAAAATCTTAACTATGGTGCTAGTGGTTTAATTAGAGTGTTTAGAAAATACTTTACTGATTTAGAAGCAATAAACTACGCAAATCAACCACAAAGGATTGCTAATAGGGTTTATGCTAATCGTATGGGTAATGGTAACGAAAAAAGTGGTGAGGGTTGGTTGTATCGTGGTCGTGGATTTATTCAAATTACAGGCAAAGAAAACTATTTTAGGCTTGCAAACGATACTGATTTAGATTGCTTAAAAAATCCTGACTTACTATTACAAGAAGCAAACGCAATGTTAAGCGCTCTTTGGTTTTGGAAATTAAAAGGATTAAATAAACTAGCTGATAAAAACGATATAAAAGGAATTACTAAAGCTATTAACGGTGGTTTTAATGGGTTAGAACATCGAACTAAACTACTAGAAAAATGGCGAAATATATTTTAATACTACTGATTTTTGCTAGTTGTGGCAAACGGATAACATCAAAACAACACTACGAATTTGAAAGCGACACTTTAAGCGTAGAAAACACCGTTAAAATAGAACAAAATACTACGTGGAATGATATAATAGTGCTAAAACCTTTTGATGTCTTAAAACCTATTAAAATCAATGGTAAAGAATATCACAACGTAATAGTTACAATTGATAAAAGTAAAAATACTGAAAACAAAAAAGAAGAAATAAAAAAAGAGAATAAAGGCAGTAAAAATGAAAGCGATAAAAACTCAAATACAGAAAGTAGTAATGATAATTTTTTATGGATTGGAATTGTAGCAGCAATAGCTTTTTTTATATTTTTATACTTTAAAACAAAAAACCCACTCAAGTAGTGGGTTTTGTTTTTATCTACATTCTTCAAACTTTAGCAAGAATGAATTATCAGTATTTAATAATAATTCTGTACTATTCATTTTAGGGCATTTATACATTTGTATCGCTTTAGTTGTAATTAACCATAACCATAAAAAACAATATAAAAAAAAGATAATACTCCATAAGTATTTTTTAATCTTTTTCATATTCTTGTATATTACATTTTATTATAAAAAAATCTTTGCTTTTGTTTGTGTAAGTTTCAGCATCTTGTTTAGTTTTAAAACACCCCATTAACATCATACTAGACATGTGCTGTACTATGAATACTTTTTGTTTTTTATTTAACGGTATCATAAATTTATTTTATAAATTAATTTTCCAAAGAAACTAAAACGATTTCCGTCTGTTCCGTATTTTGCGACTATATCAGTTCGGTACATATAATTAGAATACAATTCAACTGCAAAGGTATCATTTAAATCGTATCTAATAGGCAAACTAACGCCTAAAGTTAAATGACTACTAGGATTATCTTTGTAACCTAATCCACCACCCCAATCATCACTGCGATTGATTACTGTAGGCTCTAGCGTTGGAATTAAGGCAATATCTTTTGTGATAGCTATTGACTTACCAACACCAAAAGAAAATCGGTTAAAATCAAGCCTTTTAAATTGCTCGTAGGTTATTGATACTTCGAATCCTTTTGAATCTAACATACCAAAACTATAAATACCGTTGTAGCTTGGTTTGTTGTTTGTGGCTGCTGAACCTGTAATTGCGTTTTTAAAATCTACACCCGTAGAAAAATAAACGTTTTGCGCTTGCATTGTAGCGGTTGCTAATAATGCGAATAATAATTTTTTCATAATTAAAATGGAGTTTTTGATTTTGGTTTAGGGATCAAATCTTTATGATCCCTTTTTATTTTTTCAGCTATTGCAACTCTTATAAAATTACCTACATCAATATTATAACTTTGCATCTTTTTTAGAGTATCGTATTGTGTCTGAGTTATACGTATAACTTTTGTTTTTACAAGTATTTTAGCCATAGTGTAATACATTTATAAGTGTTAGCCAATAGTTAGCGGCAACCCTAAACGACCACGAACCCAACAGGCTCAAATTTGACGTGAGAAAATCCGCTAAAACCATTCAAATCTTTTTTGACAAAATGTGTCCACCAGCAAATGAAACTTGCTATATCTCTTGAATAAATTTGCAAGCTTACTTCAGTTGGGTCTCCGTAAGGTATAACCTTTATTGGCTCTGACAAATCCAAGCAAGTTTCAAATGTGAAGTAATCGCAACCGTGTTGTAAAGGTGCTTTTCTGTCTTCGGCTGTAAGTAAGCCAACTTTGTTAAGGATGTTTATTTTGTCCATTTTATTTTTCTTTGTGAAGAATGGCAGCCGCTAACAAGTGCTATACAATATGGCGGCTGACGTGCTTCGATTAAACATTTTACTTAATTCAACTTTGGTGCTTCGTATTGGGATTTCTGCTGAAAAGCCGCCACATCGTATAGCACCGATACGTTAGTGTCAACCGCCTAGAATAAGGATATATAATTAAATTAGATTTCTTATAAAATTTAATCGAAACTCAATAACCTCTTTTAAATTTTTAGAATAAAACACTCTATGCCTTTTTTCTTTGATAGATATTCTATAGATAAATGTTCTGCTTTTTGAATCAAAACAAATTCCCTTGGGCAAAAGAAATTTATTAATCGAGTAGTAATCAAATATGTAGGAATCAATTTTTTCTTGTGCTTCTAACTTAGAATTATAAAAACCTAAATGTTTAGGCTTATTAATTAGAATATCGTGAAAAACTGCCTGATATTTATTTGTTTTTGATGCATGAGAAATACATCCTAAGCTTTGTCTTTTCATTTTAAAAGTTTTACGTGGTATGCCACTAACACTCGTTTTGCGCTATTACGGCAATTTTATTTAATATTAAGTTTTGTTGTTACGTTCACGTTTTTCGGTAGCCGAAAAATTACAGTTCGCTTAGTGCCGTAACAGTCACAAAGCGAGATAACGTTAGCGGTCAGTTTAAAGAAACCTCGCCTTTACCAATCACGTGAAGAATTGGACTGCCTATTTCTTGAGCAGTTTTATTTATTTTTTCTAATTTAGAGTAATCAACCCATTCTCCATCACAGGGTTCGTGAGCGAAAACCTGACTTAAATCTCTCATATCAAATTCTTGACCGCATTTATTACAATTCATTTTGTGTTCTTTGTCCATCTTGTTTAGTTTTATAAAACCGAACCGCTAACAATGCATAACACTAATTACGGCATCGGTCTTTAATTTATATTTTAGTTTGTATCAGTGATACGGTTTTTAATCTGAATGTTTCGGCTTATTTAGTCCGTAACTAGCGTTATGCTCAACGTTACCTGCTATTTAAACTCGACTTTGTAAATAATCGAATCTTTGTAGGTAATTGGAAATTTTAACATTTTTAAGCTATGGTAAGGTAAATTAAATTCATCACATAACTTTTTAAAATTACCCCTTGCAATTGGTTCGCTAAGGGGTTGGATCAATATTATTATATTTTTTCTTTGCATAATTAACATTCAAAATTCATACAATCCAAAATATCATATTTATTTGATGATTCTAAAATATCTTCCATATAAAATAGTGCGTTACAGTCGCACCTTGGATTTAGTTAATATTCTGTTTTTACATCATATATAATAGAACCTTTATATTCTTTTTCTACTTTTTTAATTGCTTTATAAACGTCTTCATTTTTAAAAGTAACAAATACTAATTCGTTTTCAAATCCTATTTCGATTGTTATTTTTTTAGCTTTCATAATTTCTATTTGTTTATTTCTATGATGTAAAGATACAACTAATATTTACATAAACAAGCGTTTTATAAAAAATATTAAAAAAAATAAACAGCAGGTAACAATCGCTTTGCATGATAGCCTCAATGCTCTGTGGAAAATACTCGCTTATTATATTTTCAGTACTTAAGTATCTTATCGGCTACCTTGCAAAGCGATATAGCGTTAGTAGCCATTTTAAAGAACGACATCGCTAACGACTTCATTTCCCCAAACATCCCAACCATCTTTAGGTGTTCGGCAAAACAATTCAACTTTTGGCAAGTCGCCTAATAACTCTACAATTCGATTTCTAACTTCGTCAGGTTTTCGGCTATGTATATCTCTTTCGGCTTCTACAAGTTGCCTTACCTTGTGACTTTTAATTAACCCGTGTGCTTTTCCTTTTGTAGCAAGTAAACATATTTCACTCCCTTTCATAGTCCATTTACCCATAAAACAAACTTGATTTCCTTTGTTGGTTTTTTTATTCCATATAAAAGCTATTGTTTTATATTTGAAACCCCAAGCATCTATAACTTGCAAAGCATCGGGTAAATGTGCGTCAGTAGTCCACATAAATAGTACTGCATCATCAGCCACTATTTCTTTTACAGGTAAGGCACATATTTCAGGCGTTTTCATTGTATTATAATGTAACTCTAATTCTCTAAAGTGCATATTTCCATTTTCTAACTTTTTTGAGCTTCTTATTTTATCTCCAAAACTCCAAGCAGGGTCTGCATAAACTATATTGTATTTTTTCATATTTGTAATTAAAATTTAGTGGATAAAAACGGATACTAACAATCAATAACCACAATTTGCCGAATCAACTAACTGCATAGGCAAACTGCGGTTATTTTTAGCGTTAGTGGCAATTTTACAGACACTCCGCAGGGATAGTAGGTAAAACATTATGCTCCCACCATTCAGAACCATCATATTCGCCACGAGTACACCAAGTACCATCTTCTAACCATACAATTCCGTATAATTCTTGTCCACCATAACCACTATCATATTCAAAATCTAATGACTTTAAAAAATCATTGTATTCTTGTTCTGAATGGTTGATTTTTAAAACATATTCGGGGCATTGGTATTCGTCATCATATTGATAACCTTTAGTTATTTTAGAACATTTAACTTTCGCTTTACCTTCAAGCAAGTTCTCTAATTCTTTTTTTGCGTTTGACATTTTATATTTATTTAAAGTTTATAATTCGTAAAAAAAACTGCCACTAACACACGTTTGGCAAAAAAGCGGGTTTAGTGCTAAATTGAACAGTCGTGCTTCATATTGGCGTTTGTGCAAAACATAAAGTCTGTGCTTTCAAGTCCGCTTCTTCGCCAAGCGTGGGAACGTTAGGGAACAGCTTACTCAACAGGGTCGAAAATTGGAATCCAAAAAGTTATATCATTCCAATCAGCATACTTTTCATCTTCTTCACTCCATTTTGTTACAAATTTTTGTCTGCTTTCAATATCTCTAAAAACTAGAACTTCTTGCCCTATTGTTGGCTTTGTTTTTGAATAATCTATCCAATCTTCTTTTTTCATAATAGTCGTCTTTAAAAAGCCGATTCCCTAACAGCTAGTACAACTCACTAGGGCATATGGCTTTTGGTTAATATTATTTTGTATTTGTTTTAATTTGTAACATAGGAAAGTACTACGCTTTCTTATCCCTAGCGTGCTGTACTAGCGGAACGTTAGCAGTAATGTTAAGTAACTACTGAGAAAATGAAATCTTCTTCGTAAGTATATTTATTATTATTTTCAGAAATTAGTTCTACCGAAAAACAAACTGAATTTGAAATTATTTCCGTAACTAAAATAACTTCTTTAACCTTGAATTTTGTGTAACAATTAGTTATTTGACTTCTATAGAATAACTCTACGCCTGTTAAGTTGTTTTCTATTGAAACACTACTGCTAAAAGCCGTTTCGCTTAATGCGGGATTTTCTTTTATACTTTTTTTCATGTTCGTTTTATTTTGGTGGAAAATACTCTTTTCAGTTGCCCCGCACTAAGCGAAGCGTCGATACGTTAAACCTCAAAAACTAAATTCATTTTATACCCGTGCTTTTCGGCAAATCTTTTATTGAAAGCAATTAAATCGTTTAAATTTCCGTCGCTTATAAAAACCTCAAAATCATTCTCTTTAATAATCTTTTCTACGGTTTTAAGATTAGGATTTGTTTTTGGCGACTTCCAAGTGTTTAAAACTTGCCTTGAAACTAAAACTGGATGATCTCTACCCTCTAATAGTTTTAAAATTTGTTGTTTTATCATTTCTAATTATTTTGCCTTACTTTTTCGTAAGCGTTACACATTCTTTCATTATCGTATAGGTATTTATTACCCATTTTTACCATCCATTCATGGAATTTTTGAACTTCTTTCATAATTTTTCATTTTTAAATTCGTAACTTAAATAACCTACCAATCCAACCAACCACATACAGATTGATATTTTGTCTTGAAATACCACAACCATAATTGTAAGTATTAATAATAATGGTCTAATCATATCGTTGTAGCTTTAATTATTAATTGTTCTGCTAATTCCTCACCCGCTACTGATAACATATTTTGCTCTAAAAAGTATTCTAACAATTGTAACATTTCAGGAGCGCACGAAATTAGTTTTGCGTTGGATTCTGCTATTTTATCATTTTTGTTAAAATTAACATCTGTAAAAACACAAGCAATATCCCATTTCAAACTACAACTACTTAATATCTGAATATTTCCTTTTAATTCATCTAATCCATTAGGTATATCTTTACCTATTACCCAATCACCTTTTGTTCCTTTAAATTCTGTTTTCATATCATTTATTTTTTTCAAAGATAGTACTTTTATACATTACTTTTCCGTTTTAACATAATTTTAACTTTGATTTGTCAAAAACAAATGTATCTTTGTCAAAAATATTAATCATTAAAATAAATTATTATGCCAAATTACGAGGACGATTATTTAGGAGTTTACAACTCAATGCACCCTGCAAACGAAATTGAAGTAGAAGCTGAAGAAGTAGAGGTAATAAGCAATATTACTGAAGCATTCGAAAGCGGAGACGTTGATGTGTTTGAGGAAATGCAAAGCAAAGCAGTACAGAAACAAAAAGATTTAATCTATGCTCTTGAAAGTGTAGATAGTGGATTAGTAGGAATGGCAAAAGAAATATTAAAATTAATTAGTTAGAAATTATGGATTTATCAAAAACAATAATACCAAAATCAGACCAATTAAATGCAGATGATTTAATTGCAGGATCAAAGACTATAAAAATACGTGATATTAAAGCAGGGGCTGATGAAACTCAACCCGTTTGTATTTATTTCTACGGCGACAATAACAAGCCGTTTAAACCTTGTAAATCAGTCCGTAGGATATTAGTTCAGTTGTGGGGTGCTGATGGTTTGCAATACATCAATAGACGTTTAACCATTTTTCGTGACGATAGCGTAAAATGGGCGGGTGTTGAGATAGGCGGAATTAGAATTAGTCACGCTTCACACATACCAACTGCAACGCGTGTATTGGTTACAACAGCAAAAAACAAACGTACTCCAATGACTATTGAAGCATTGCCTTTAATCGAGTTAAAAGATTTGGCAGGCGCAAAAAAAGCTATTCAAGATAAAAAAGCGACATTACAAGCTATTATTGAAAAGTACGATTTAACTAACGAACAACTAAAAGAATTGCAGAATGAAACAGTTTAAATGTAGAGCATCGC